TGTGTGGGAGTAATCAATCCCTGCGTTCCCCCCGCGTCGGTTTGGCCGTAAAAAGCCCCGTCTACACCGGCCGCAGATGTCGTTCTCAGCCATTGCCATATAGCGCCGCAACCCTCTTCAACGCCGTAAATAGAAATCATGCGGCGGCCTGCCGTGTCGGATTTTCCCCCGGCGCCGCCCTGGGTAGCCCCTGCTTCGCTTGCCCCGGCAACCGCCGTTGTTTCATTGCTGCCAAGCATGGCCGCGGCGAATTCGCCGTCATCGAGCAGTTCCTTCTTCACGCAGAACATATCTTCCACATGGTCAACGTACTGCCGCGAACGCGTAAGGGCGCCCTGGTATGCCGACTTCGTATTTATGCCGTTGCCTGATTGCAAGTAAATGTCGCACCAGAAATCCAGCGGGGGAATGTAGACCATGCCTTCCGGTTCGGAGAACGGCCGGAAATTGAGACACCATACCGAATACGGCAATATATCGTTGGCGACATAGCCGTTAAGCAGATGCTGTTTTGTCTCTCCCCCTTCCACATAGGTCATGCCCGATCCGGCGTTGGCGCACAAGGTATGAAAGCCGCCGATAAGCAGCACGTCTGCCGGAGCAAAGCCCTGGGGGTTTGTTTTGGTAGCGCTGACTTTGATAATAACGCTTCCCGGTTCCGTTCCTGGGCAAAGGAAAATATAATAATTCTTTCCATTGGCCAGAGAGCCGGTATCAAGCAAGGCCGCTACATTCAGCTCCGTATCTTCATCGGCGCGGAACGTCCTTTCGCCGAAAACTATTTTTGTCCCGGCTTTAATTTCCAGTATCCGCTTGTCGCTTGCGACAAGGAACGGGGAATCGGCGAATGAATTGCCGGCAACGTCCACAACGACAATATCCGGCCCGTTGTTAGTCCATTCAAAAATCGGCGGCACGGTATCCGGGGTATTTGTGAGCAGCCAGATATTGTCATCAAAAAGATTTTTTACCCTCGTGCCGTTCCAGATTCTCAATTGGTCGGATCCGCCGATTTTCAAAAGCGCGTAATCGGTCAACATCTGCTGAGTAGGTGTATAAGTGCCGAAATCATAAGCGTCCAGAAAACCGCCAGGGCTTAAACCGATAATGGTATCAACTTCCTTTTTCAGATAAGCCGTGCGTTTTGCCAGCTCTTTAATCGGAACATTGTCTACCCCGTTGGCGCCGCCCTGGACCCAGCTTCCAAGGGCGAACCCGTGAACCTTTTCAGCCCATTCCGGCTGTACGTCAAGTTCGATAAAATTGTCCTCAAAAGTTTCTACTGCCATAATACCCTCCCGTTAAAATATGATTATCCATTGCCCGATAATGGATATATCGCTCTCTTTGTTAATTGGCTTGTTGATCGGATTTCCGTTTTCGTCTTCCCGGATGCGCCGCGAAAAAAGCGTACCGTCTTCCGACATCAGGCCAAACTCGATAATGGACATACCGTTGGCTTCACTGGTTCCCAGACTCCAGTTAAATTGCACCTGCCCCATGGCCGGGAATGAATAACCGTCAAGGTTTTTGACAAAAGAGCCGGTTATCGTTGCATCGGTAACAACCGGGGGAATACCGTTCACGCCTACGGCGATCTTCGTTATATGGCGGTTGGTAAAATCCCCGGCGATAAGCCGCGCCATCTGATTCCTCGCGCCGTTAAGGATAAGGTTCGCGCCCTTCACGTCCTCGATAAGCACGCCGTTTTTGAATACCTGGTAATTGAGTATTCCCCTTATTGGCTTTTGCTTGCCAATATCTTCTTCAAACTTTATACAGTTTGACATTCCCTTTTTCTCTTCCATAAACTCTCCTCCCTGCTAATTTATTGCGTTCATTCCAACGGAATGAGTACCATACTGTCTCGCAGCAGTTTCCCGTCATCGCGGGTAAAAGCGGTATTGCGAAAATGATGTTTCATGATCCATATTTTCATCGTTTCATTAGCGGAAACATTTTCATTAAAATTATTAACCGCCAAACCAAGCCGCTGTTTTTCGCCTATGCCGTTCGTGCCCCGATATGTAATTCCGTCCCTGCGGATAGTATTGTTTCGCCTTTTATGCAACGTGTCGGATAAATCAACCGCAGCGGCCACATCGCATATCTCCGCTGTTTTTACTTTTTCCCCGACCGCCATGTCGAGTACGACGGTATTAAACATTTCCTCGACAGACTTGTCGCTGTACCCGTCCCGGACTATCCCGCTGTCGCGCCGTAATAAAGTATTCCGCAAAGCCTGGGCAAGCTGCCTTTCCGCATACTTCCCATAATCAAAAGTGAGGAAAAACTTTTCCCTCTCCCATGTATTGCGCCGGAACGGCGGCGATATAATGTCCCTTGACGGCACTCTGCGCTCGTTTTCCCCGCGGACAAGGTTTTCATCCCGGTTATACTTTCCGCTGCGGTCAAGGAAAAACCCCTCTACTTCCGTATTCACATAAGTACCGTCGCGCCGGAAGCGTCCGTTTCTCCGCAATCTTCCGGCACTTGAAAAATCATCCACAAGCGTTTTTTTCGTTAATTCCATTTCGTGCTGTTCGTTTATTAAAACCTCGTCAATCAAATGGACTAATTGCAAAAACCTTTCAAAAAAACTCCGGGTGTTTTTTACGGAATTGATCGCCCGGATTAAATTGTTCCTCGTTTCGGAATCGGGCAATACTTCATCTGTGGCTATATTAAACCTGTACGGCAAACCGCCGTATTCAAACCATTCCTGTACAATCGCCTTTGAAAAAACCGTTGATACTACTTCTTCAACTACTGACGGCGTTCCTTTGCGCGTATGCCAGTCCAGCGACCTTAAAATTATTTCCTGTTTTTTCTCTATGGAAAAATCGGTACTGTAAAAATCGCAATGAAACTGCCAGGCCAATAAATCCAGCAATAAATTATCCGTTATCTGTTTGCGTACAAGGTTGGGGATTATGGCGATACCGGGTATATCTTTAATTATGCGCTGCAATTCGGAATCAAACGCCTCACACATCATGCGGACGTTGTTATCTTTCGCAAGATTGGGGGGGAGCAGCTTAATTATAGATATGTCGGACAGATCCATTATTCGTCCTCCAGCCCTTCGTAGGTTACTTGCACGGGGTTATCGCCCAATATGCCGACCTGCCAGGGCTCCAGTATTGTCGGTGTCGGTTCTTCGATAACCGCCCACTTCACTCCGCATTCCATAATCAACTGATGAAGGTACGAGGGGTTAATGTCCCGGCCTAAAACATTTTTCTGCCATTCGATATATTTCTGCACCGCGAGATCGACGTTATCTATAATTGACTGCGCCATGGTAGCGTCCCCGGTACGAATCCAGTATTTTGCCCTGATACCGTATTCAACAGGCTGGGGGTCTTTTATGTGGACGAAATCGGTAAGCGGGCGCACCCTCTTGTCCGACAAAGTTTCATAAACCTGATCCTTCACTTCCTCTGACGGTATGCCGCCGTCCTTCATTAAAACCGCTATATTGACATTTCCAGGGCCGGTTCCTGATTCCCGGAAATAATTAAATAAATCTTCATAAAAACCTTTTGCGTTATTTATCCCCCATCCTGAAAGGAAATCAGCGAACGCCCCCAAATCCAGATCAGGCATCCACACCCTTGTATCCGTAATGCCGGGGTTCGCCGTCCGCGCCCAAAACTCATAAGCGCCGTCAGGCCCGGCGACGGAAAACGATTCGGGGAGTAACTGAAGCCTTGCCCGGTACGCTTCTATATCCTCTTTGTCGTTGCCGCCGCTTGTAGGCGTTATGTTTACCGCCGATGATACAAAGGGGTGCGTGTCTACCATATTTTTTATGTCGCCGATGTCAAACCCCATACCGGCCGTGCCGGCAGTCATGCATTCGGCTTCCACATCGCCGTATGATTCCCCGGCAGGGATTTCTATGGCCTTTCTTGTGCGAAAGAAAACTTTATTGTCAGGGGTTGTGCGGTCCCCCTGCGGAATGACCGATCTCACCGTCCGGGGAATTGTTAATGTGTACCGCATTGTCGTAAGCGCGTATGAGGCCTGTAGGCGCTTGCCCCTGTCGCCGTAAAGAGAGCCTACAAGCTCGATGGTTTCCTCGTCGGCGAAGAATAGCAGGTTTCCCTTTCCTGTTTTGTCAATGTCCGTTGCCACCTGGG